CCTCGATGCTGGTGCTTCACTCAGTGAGATCAAAGACGCGGTGCGGGATGCCGTGATGGCCAACAGCGCTCTGCGAGCGCTGGTCTTCCTGATCGAATACCGCGGTTCCGCGCCCGCGTTCACGGGCGAATTGCAGCTGCCGGCAGGCACGGTCGCGATCGCGTTCGGCGCGCTCTACCGGGTCAAGTCCGGCTATCCGGAAACGGTGATTCCCTAGCGAAAGGCGGTACTTCGATGGCAGTGTTACACGGGCGATCGATGAAGATCAAGATCGGCACAACTGCCGTCGGATCTGTCACCGACTGGAACCGGAACGTTACCTGCGGAGACGTTGACGTCACGGCATGCGAGGACACGACCAAGCAGTTCCTGACGGATCTTCCCGAGGGCGGGGGATCCCTCAAGTGTTGGTGGGTTGTCGCGGACGGCGGTCAGGTCGAGATCGAGGCTGCGCTGATGTCCGGGGCCGCGGTAGACCTGCACATCTATCCGGACGGCGTTACGACCCCCACCACCGGACACGAGTTCTTCGGGTCTGTGAGAATCAGCGGTGCGACGATTGGCGGCGGCGTGAACAGCGCCTTCGCGGTCGAATTCACATACAAGGGCGCGCTGGTTTACCGGGCCATTCCGACGTAAGCGTAGCTGCGTCCGCAGAGGAGAGACCGATGTCCGATGTCTTGTCCATGTTCCGGGCCTATAGCGATCAGCTCGTGGCCCAGGGTCCGAAGATCATCGATGTTCCGGAGATCGTCGATCCGAAGACCGGCGGCCCCCTGCGCGTGTACGTGTGGCCGATCACCGGCCTTCAGAAGCGCGCGATCGTCGCGTTCTACAACGAGGGTGACCGGGTTGGGATGTCAGTCCAGACGCTCATCCAGAGAGCCTGCGACGAGCATGGCAATCGCTTGTTCGTCGCGGAGGACATCGAGGCGCTGCAGAACCAGATCCTCACAATGTGCCTTGGCGATCTGATCGAGCGCATCGCGATCAAGATCGGATCGCTCTGGGCCAACGTGACCGTGGAGGACGCCCGGGGAAACTGATGATGGACCAGGACCTGTATTCGCTGTTCAGCCTGGCCGATCGGCTGGGCAGAACGCTGCAGGAGGTTCTGGCCATGAGCACGACGGAGATCAGCTACTGGATTGCCTACCTGCAGCTCTCGCAAAATAGAGGGGCCGCGCAGTGAGTGCCGAGACCAAGTACAGAATCAAAGCGGCCGATGACACCGGCGGGGCCATCCGTTCAGCGAAGGCCGGATTCCAGTCCCTCGACAAGGCCGTCGGGTCTTTGAGTATCGGTCTGTCATCGCTTGGCATGTCATTCGGTTTGGCCGGGGTGATCTCGTTCGCAAATCAGGCGATTGCGGCCGGGTCTGAGATTCACGACGTGAGCAAAAAGCTCAAGATCGGGACGGACGCGCTTCAGGAATACAAGTACGCGGCGAAACAGTCCGGGCTGACGATCGACGACGTGTCGGCCGCTCTCCGGTTTCTCGGGGCCAACACCGACGCCGCGGTCAGCGGGAACGAGTCGATAGCTAAGAGTTTCCGTGAACTTGGCCTGGAGGCAGTGAAGCTGTCAAAGATGCCACTCGACCAGGCATTTGACGCAGTCATTGAGGCGCTCGACGCGTTGCCCGAAGGGAACAAACAGCTGCGCCTGTCAAAGGAGCTGTTTGGTAAGGGGGGATCCGAGGCGCTGAAGTTCGCTGGGGGGATCAAGCAGCTCCGGGAAGAAGCCCGCGCCGCCGGTGTCGTTGTCGGTGAGTCCACGATCAATTCCCTGGACGAGATCGGGGACAAATTCGACAAGATCAAATCCCAGTGGGGCTCCTTCTGGATGACCGAGGTTGTGGTCATTAATGAGTGGGCGGGTGCGATAAAAGACGGGCTGGACGTTGTAGGAGCGTACAAGGATCTCGTGGATAGCCTTAGCGAGCTGACCTATGGACAGCCCCTGTACGCCCCTCCAAAGGTCTTTACAGAAACCCCGTCCCCTTCGATCAAAGAAGACCCGCAATTCCCCCTGATGAGCGAGCTACTGGCGGCCCAGACGGAAATGACATCGCTCAAGGATTTGGCGAAGGATCTCGGCGTCACCCTCACCCAGAAGGTTTTCGAGGGCGGGTTGGTCATTATCAAAGACCGCACCCAAGAGGAGCTCATCAAGGACGTCAACGCCAAGCTGAATGAGACCGTCAAAGTGAGCAAGGAGCTCACAGACGCCCAGAAGATGCTCAACGAAATGCAGGGCGCCGCAGCGGGCATCATGCGTGATATTGAGACTCCGATGGAGAAGTACACCCGCGAGATGGGCAAGGCCGGGATGCTCGCTGACGTCGGCGGCATGAGCATGGAAATATACGGTCGCCGCGTGGAGCAACTGAAGAAGGAGCTGAAGGAAGCCACGACAACAGCTTACGACTGGAACAAGGAACTCGACCTGATCGGGAGCCGTAAGTATCGCACGCCAGGCAAGCCGAAGCAGTACCTGAGCGAGTACCGGGAGTTCTTCGCCGTGATCCAGGTATCCGCTGCGGAAGCTGCGCAGTCGATGAACTCGGCTTTCACGGACGCGCTCTTCGACATGCACAACGGCTTGCAGACTCTGGCTGATTTCGCCACGAGCGTGCTGAAGGCCATCTCAGACGCCCTGATCGGGAAGTACATTACCAGCGTCATACTCGGCGGACTTAACCTCGGGATGTCTGGGGAGGGTGGTGGGGGCGGGACCCCACCAGTGCCCGTAGGTTCCCCCTGGGCCCCCATCGGCATGGTTCCTCCGGCCAAGGCACTGAGCCCCGCTCCGGGGGCCGGGGCCGTCGTTGTCAACTACGCCCCCCTCATCCAAGCCATCGACACGCGCAGCGGACTCGAATTCCTCGCCGGTCACTCGAAGATGATCGGGGCACTCGTACAGCGCGAAGCGCATAAGCACGGGCAGAGAGGACCCTTGGGATGAGCGGGCTATTTCCCATCGCGCCGCGCCCGGCCTCCTGCAATATCTCCTCGCTCGACCCGTGCCTTGTCAGCGTGGCGCAGTCTCAGCGCCGCCAGGCGAATCTTCTCGACTCCCAGCGCTGGGCACTCGACGTCGAGTGGCCTCCGATGCTCCGCGCGACCGCGGCGCCGATCTACGCTTTCGCCGCCGCCCAGCGTGGTCGCTCGGGGATCTTCACGTTCATCCCGCCGATCGTCCGCAATGCCCTGGGGACTGGCCTGGGTTCGCCTGTGGCGCGCAACCGCAGCAACCTGATCATTTCCAGCGACGACTTCTCTGCCGCGGCGTGGGGGAAGAGCGCCGTCGACCAGGGGACGTCGGCCTACGCCGCTTCCCCGGACGGCACGGACATGCAGGAGTGGCATGCCACGACGTCCGCACCGTCGTTCGAAAGCCTGATGCAATCCGTAAGTACGTTCGCCGCGAGGCAGGTCCTGAGCGTCTACCTGAAGGCCGGCACAGCGACGCTCACCATGATCAATCTTTATGATCCGGTGGCGGACATCAGCCACAGTCTGGAGATTCAGTGGACTGTGGGGGGGATTGCATCTTACCACGGCACCAACCTAGTCGATGGGTATGCCGTCCAGTCCGTTGGGGGCGGGGTGTACCGAATTTGGATCTACGTGGACGGAGCCGCGCGCGGGATCGTTGGCAACCCCCGCAACATCATCATCTACCCCCGGGCTTTCGCCGCCGAGGCCACGGGGTGCTACATCTGGAGAGCCGAGCTTTCGGAAGGCTACACCCACCCAGGCTACCGCCTCAGCACCACCTCAGCGGCTGTGGTGAGCGAGACTCAGGCCGGAGCGACGCTCTATACCGACGGCTGGACCGCCAGCCAGGCGGCCGCGCTCGCCGCCGGAGACTTCCTGACGGTCGCCGGGGGCGTGAAGGTCTACATGGCAGCGGCCGCTGCCGCGTCCGACGCCAACGGCGTGGCAGCCATCTCGCTGATCCCGAGCCTGATGACCGCGCCCGCCGCTGGCGCCGTGGTCACGATCGACGACGTGCCGTTCACGGTATCGCTCGACTCCGACGTCCAGGAGTTCTCTCTCTCGAAGCCGCATTTATTCGGCTACCGGGCCCGCATGGTGGAGGTGGTCTGATGGACCGCGACTTCACCCCGGCGGTGGTGGCCGAGGTCGTCAAGCCGCTCTACCGGGCCCGGCACCTGGTCACGGTATACCTGGACGACTACACGATCAGGGTCACCGACGCCGATCGTACGATCGTCTGGAACGGCGAGACCTGGCTGGCGACGGGGGCGCTGCTGGCCTTGGGCGATGTCTCCGAATCTGGCGAACGGGTACGGCAGAGTTTGTCTGTCACGCTCTCCGGAGTGGACCAGATCTTTGTGTCCGTCTTCCTCTCCGAGCAGTACCTGAGACGCCGAATCCATGTGCACCGCGTGTTTTTAAACGATCGCAACGAAGTGATTTTAGAACCGAGTAAGCTCATGTTCGGGACCATCGATGAACCGATTCTGAGTGAGGATCCAGACAATGGGACTTCGCAACTGACGCTACAGGTTGTCTCGCGAAGTATGGGGATCGGTTGCAAGGTCGGCCGGCACACCAACAACAGCGAGCAGCAGATCCACTTCCCCGGGGACTGTGGCTTTAAGTTCGTCTCGGCTATTTCCAGGGACGTGCCGTGGGGGCGCCAGTAATGGATGTTGCGAAAGCAGTGGCGGGCTGGGCTGACGGGATGCGCGGGCGCCCATGGGCGTGGGGGGAGTGCGACTGCAATACGGTCGTGCTTTCGTGGCTTGACGTCCTCACCCTTGGCGACTACCTCGCCCTGGCTCTCCGCCGCTACTCCGACGAGGCATCCGCTCGCGCCTATGCCGAGAGCTGTGGCCATAGCCTGGAGTCGCTGGCCCGTGCCGCAGGTGGGGTGGCCGTGGTCGCTGGGTTCCAGCAGCCCGGGGATATCATCCTCGTGGCTCTCGACGGGGAGCCCTGGCAGCGCGGTCACGTTTGCGTTGGCACCCGCGCGCTGTCCGCTCTCCCTGACATTGGCGTCGTGCAGGTACCTCTGGGGCTGATCCCGGCTCTCCGGACGATATTGAGGGTGCCATGCCGGCCGCGATCGTAGCCATAGTCGCCGCCGGGGCTGGCGCCGCCGCTGCCGTGAGCATCGGGGGCGTTTTGGGCGCCATGGCCGGGGCCGCCATAGCCATGGGGATCTCCTACGGTGGGTACACGCTGGGCATCGGAGTGGTCAGCCCGGTCAGCCAGGCCAACGCCCGCGGCATCATGATCAACTATTCGGCCACCGACGCACCGATCGTCGTGCGGTACGGCACCCGGCGAGCGGGAGGTCCCCTGATCTACCTGGGGAGTGCCGGTCGCATCGTCGACCCCAGCTCATGGATTAACGCTCCGGCCTGGAACGACTACCTGTGGATTGTCATGATTCTTGGCGAGGGGGAGTGCGACACCGAGTCCCTGACCGATGACGACATTTGGTTTGATGGCACGTCGCTTTCGGACCACATCGCGGACTACCGGGCACACGTGGTCTGGGGCGCAATGTCCGGCTCTGATGACCAAGAGGCTGCCCCCGAACTGGTGGCCGGGATCTTGGACTGGGGCGCCGATTGCCGGCTGCGTGGCGTAGCTTACGCCTGGTTCAGAATCCAATTCTCCCAGGCCTATTTCGGCGGTGGCATGCCGCAGATCACCGTCTACTGCGGGAAGAAACTCTACGACCCTCGCACCGCCACGACGGCGTGGTCCAACAACGCTGCCCTTTGCGTGCGTGATTACTTGCTGAACCCTATCTATGGGTGGGGGGCCCATAAGGGAATCACCGTGGAGGACATTGACGAAGCCTCTTTCATCGCCGGTGCAAATTACTGCGATCAACTCATCACCGTTGATGGCGTGGAGATGCAGCGGTACAGGTGCAACGGCGTCCTCGACCCGTCTCAAGACCCAGACGACAATATGCAGTCCCTGCTGTCTTCATTACGCGGACAGATTGTCGAATCAGGAGGGAAGTACAAGCTGTTCGTTGACGCCCCGCGAGCGCCGGCGGACTTCGAATTCACCAAGGACAACATCATCGGTGACTGGATCATCCAGATGGGCTCCCGCGCGACTCGGCTCAACCGGGTCAAGGCGAAATATTACCGCTGGGACGCGGACTGGCAGCCTGATTACGCGATCGCCGACAGCCCGTCCTACCGCACGGTCGACGGCGAGCTGTTCCTCGAGCAGGAGATCAACCTGCCCTTTACCTCCGACTCCCATCGCGCCGGAATGCTGGCGGCCCAGCACTTGGCTGGAAGCCGGAGGGACCTGCTGGTGCAGTTCAACGCGCCGATCGAGGGGGCGCGCTGCGAGGTTGGAGACGTCGTCCCGATTACCCACGATAGACCGGGGTGGAGCGAAAAACTTCTGGACATCAAGAAGATTGACCTTCTCCCGGACGGTACCTGTCGAATCGTCGCCCGTGACTATGACCCGAGCGCCTACGACTACGACAATGTGATCGCGGCCGACGATCCACCGGACACGGAACTTCTCGATCCTCTGACCGTGCAGCCTCCCGGGTCGCTGGCCCTAGAGGAGGAGCTCTACTCGACCCGCAACGGAGCCGGCGTGAAGGCGAAGGCCACAATCACCTGGTCAGAGAGCCCTGATGCCTGGGTCACCCAGTACCAGGTTGAGATGAAGCGGTCGTCCTGGAGCGAATTCAAACTCACGGGGGTGACCCCTGGCACCACACTGGAGGTCCTCGACATCGAGCCGGGGGTCTACTGGGTCCGGGCCCGCTCCATGTCCAGCCTGGGCGTCATGAGCGCCTATTCGTCGCTCCTCCTGGCCGATGTCTCCGGCCTTCTGGCACTGCCGGCCTCCGTCACCGGCCTGACTGTCACGGCGATCTCCGGGGTGGCCATGCTCAGCTGGGACCATAACCCAGATTTGGACGTGCGGATCGGTGGGCGGATCCGATTCCGCCACTACCAGGGCGCCACGCCGGCCTGGAACAAGGGCGGAGATCTCGGCGGGGGGGCGGTGCCCGGGGGGGCGACCACGGCCACCCTACCGCTGATGCAGGGCTACTACATGGCGAAAGCGGTCGACTCGAGCGGCCAGGAGAGCACCACCGAGGCCATCGTCTACAACTCAGCGCCCTCGCCCTTCGTGGTGACCGAGAACGCCGCCTCTCCGATCCAGGAGGACGACACCTTCACTGGCACGAAGACCGACTGCGAGGTCATCAGCTCCGCCCTGCGGCTGACGGTCGTCGCCGGTGAGGTGACCGCGGCCGGCACATACATGTTTGCCAACTCGCTGGACCTGGGCGCAGTGGAGATCGTGCAGCTGCGCCCAGAGATCGACGCGTCCGTCGCCAACGTCCAGGACCTGTTCGATTCGCGCACCACGCTCATGGATGACTGGCCCAGCTGGGACGGATCGGCAGAGGCCCGCGCCGACGTCGCGGTCTACGTGCGGCACAAGGACACCGCCGGCGGAGCCTGGTCTGACTGGGAGCGGCTGTCCGGCGTGGGGGATTTTTCGGGCCGCTATTTCGAGTTCAAAGCCGGGCTCACGAGTTCGGACGTTGCGCACAACATCGTGATCAGCCAGCTGCGCGTGCGCGTCTGGAATTACTAGGAGGGCTGAATGAGCACCCACCAGCACGACATGAACATCGCCAACGCCGTGGGGCCGACAGCGCGTGCGGACATCAACGCCGCGCTGGTGGCGCTGCGGTCGTTGAACAGCGGAGTAGACGAACCGGCGTCAACTGCGGAATGGATGCTGTGGCTCGACGAAGACAACATGCTCCTCAAGCTCCGCAACTCCAGCAACACCGCGTGGATCGAACTTCCGATTTCGATTAGTTCGAGCAACCGCACGAGTGGTGCCCTTATTGTAGCTGGGAGCATGACGTCCATCGGTGATCTAATCATGGGGCTCACTGCCTCGGGGTGGGCCCTTGTCTCCAGGCCGTTTCCTTCCGGAGACTATTTGCAGATCACCCAGGCCGCCTCCGGTACTCCGGACATGACCAAGGGCATCCAGCTGCGCCGGACGACTGGGCGCGTCGGGATCGGAGTCGACAACCCGGCGCAGATGCTCTCAGTCAACGGCAAGATCCAGTCCCTCAGCGGCGGACTTGTCTTCCCGGATGCGACCGAACAGAACACCGCGGGATCGATCGTGCGACTGCACCAAGTGCAGAAGACGGATACCTACTCAACGAGCAGCGGAACCTGGGACGACGTTACCGGTCTTAGCCTATCGATTACTCCCGCGTCGGCGAGCAGCATCTTCATGGTCACGCTGGACCTGAAGGCCAGCAGCATGACCACCTTGTATTCTCCCGGTTACTTCCGCCTGATGAGGGACTCAACCCCGATCTCCGTCGGCGTCGCAGGAGACAATCGCACTGAGTGCACGGGTGTGATCCCATGTCTGGACGCCGGGACCTTCAGTGATCGCCAAATCTACAGCCTGACCGCGGTCGTGAAGGATTCTCCGGCTACGGCATCGGCCATCGTCTACAAGGTACAGGTAAAGACCAGCGGCGGAGGGCATATTTACGTGAACCGCACTCAGCTCAATGATGATGCGGCCTACTGCGCCGTGGCCTGCAGCTCGATCGTGGTGCAGGAAGTCGTTCCGGGGGTGATCTGATGTCGCGCTGCTTCATCGAAGAGGCGATTTCCAGTCTGTTCCCTGGAGAGAGCCCCCAGTACAGCCTCGACGGGGAGACCGTCGGCGGTGTCACATGGCTCGACCCGGTACTGACCGAACCGACTGCTGGGGAGATCACTGCCGCGTTGGCGGCCGCAGAGGCCGCGTGGAATGCCACGAGCTATCTTCGCGCACGCTCGGCTGCAGCGGCCGCCCAGGGGATCACGGTTACTCGAATGGCCGATGCACTCTACGCGGCCGCGGCTGAAGACGACTCGACTGATCTTGAAGCGATCTCTGCGAAGCTGGGATCGATCAAGGAAGACAACCCGATCCCGGAAGAGGTGTGATCATGATCCGGAAGATTGCAAGTGTACTGCTGCTGCTGGTGGTACTGGTGCTGTTGGCGACGATCGCTTCTGGGGCCGGGCCCTGGGGCTACAAATTCATCACCAAGGGTTTGCTCGATGTCACGTTGGACTTCGAGAAAGACCCGCAGCAGATCAATATCAAGGCATGGAGTGCACCCCTGCTCGCGCGCGCACGAACGGAAAACTATCTTCCGGCTGTTCCTGACGCGCGAAGCGATGTCGCGTCAGCGTGGGCTGACGGTGACACCACGATCACGATCGCGCCCGGTGACTGGGGCTTCATCGATTGCCAGGGGCGGCACATCCGCCACTTGACCTTGATTACGCCCAACTATTACAGCACATACGACTCAAACGCGACCGCTGCAACGGTTGAAGTGTGGTGACCGACATGAAGCGCACTGTATTCTTCACGGCGTTATTGGTGCTGATCCTCGGCATGTTATCGGCAGCGGCGCCAGTGCAGCGGACCCGGGGCGGGGGAATGGTCGCGTCGCCCCACTACAGGCCAAGGATATTCACGAAAATCTTCACGGTCGGCCAGACGAGCAGCACTTTCGCGCCGTGGAGCACGCGCGCGCCGTGGAGTGCAACGGCACAGATGGTGGACTGTTCCGCGACGTGGGCGTGGGACGAGGTGTCGAGCAACTACCTCGCGCTGGCGGGCACGGACTCCGCTGTGGCGGGCGCCGGGGTGCAGGCTCGGTACGACGACTACGCTCGGGTGGGCTACGGTGACTGTTCTCAGAGTTTCGGCAACAGGCACTCGCGTCGATTCGCGCAGAACAATGGCATCTCCAACAAGGTGACTCTGCTGTACCTGCCGTTCGAGGCGAGCATCCCGTCGAACGCGACGATTCTTTCGGCGGAGTTGGTGATCTCTCGTGAAGGCACGCAGTCGATGGGCGGGAGTGCTGGTCTGGACACGCTGTGGGGCGTGTTGATGACGAATGCGACAGACTCGGCGTGGCGTGCGGGGCCGAACACGGGCGACAACTCCGCGAAGTTCGCGGGGAAGCGTGCGGCGTCGTGGGCCAATCAGGTCCAGCCGGTGCGAAGCGATGACTCGACCTATGTCAATCGGCGCGCCGGTTATCCGGATTCGTCCGCAGCCGTGGTCGCGTGGTCGCCATCCCTGTCCGCCCGCGTGCGCCCGGTTGACTGGGGCTATCGTGGGTTGGGCTACGTCGTGCCGACTGGGTTCAACAACGCGGCAGATACGTCGAAGTGCTACGTCATCGACGTTAAGCGTCCGGTGCAGAAGGCGGTAAGCGGGTCGGTCAACAACGGCTTCGCTCTGTTGTACTCGTCGTCCTACACGACCCGCACGGGATCGCTTCGGGTGTCTCCGAATCCGGCCAACGCGAACCACCGCCCGTTCCTGAAGGTGACGTACACGACTTCGCCGTACAACGGCGGGCCGTGGGCGGGCAGGGAAGTCGGGTTCGCCTTCGCGACCGACGACGGGATTCTGGACGCGAACGACGCCTACGCCGCGGTCTTCGCGGCGAGGGATCTGTCATATTCCGTGTTTGTGAATCAGGGACATACAGAGGCGGTCGCCCCCGCTATCCCCAAATCCAACTACGCTCATTTGCTGCAATATTGGGAAGACGGGATGGAGATCGGCTCGCACGGGAGGCGGCACGGGAAAGGGAGCGACATCACGGGGTTGCTCGCGTGGAGCGATAATTCGCTCCTGGTTTCTGGTGCCGGCGTCACGGTGTCGGGAGTGTTGCAGGATTCGTTGACGTTCGAAATGTCTCCGGCGTGGATCGACTCCGGCTTGGCTGCGGTGTCTGGTGTTGACGAATACACGCTTGGTACCATGACGGCCAGCCCCACCTGTGGGAAGACGATGGCGGCTCCGCAAGGCGGGTTCACACTCGGCATTCTCGGCAAGGCTTACGATCTCGGATATTACGGATTCCGCTCGGCGGGCGGATACGGCGCGGGATCGTCATCGGTACGGCCAATTCCGGGCGATACGCTTGGCGTGATGATGGGAGACGGAAATGCCGGTAACTCGTGGCTTCGTAACGCCGGCCTGACCACGCCGCGAAGGCAGAACAACTACGCATTCCGAATAGGGCCGCAATTTGCGGGCGGCGAAATCGGCATCGACGTGTTGACGATGAACGGCGCGACTCCGCTCAACAACGCGGCTACCGACAGCGTGAATTTCAAGCGGGCGGTGCGCGGCTTGATCGACCAGGCCGCCGCAAACGGGAACGAATACATGGTATGGCTTTCGCACGCCCTCGCCAGCAACCCCGTCGGGTATACCGGCCTGATAGACGTCAACCAATTGGGCTGGGCTCTCGACGCGATGGAGGAATCCGGAAACGTCGCGGTGATGAATTTCGGAACGCTGGCAAAGACGTTCCAAGCGGGGATGTTGCCCGTAGATCATCCAGCGTGGGGAACGCTGTCGTGGCAGAATGCGATCAAAGCCGACGGTCCCTACCCGATGTGGGGAATCGCGCGCGATTCTTACGTTGCGCCGGCTCCGGCCACTCCTGCTCTTGCCGATACTCACTACACCATTGTTGCCACTTCTCCGCTAGCTCCGCGGCGTATATCTCTGGACACCCGCGCCCATTGCTGGACCGCGACACCTACGGATTCAGTGACAGATGGGGTGGCATGGACGCAGTTGGATTATGGCTCCACCTCGGCCAAGAGAGATTCGGCCGGATACTATGGGTCGCGTGCGAACGATTTAATACTTGTCGGAGATGCGTATGAAACGAACATATCTCAAGGGAGTGCTTCAAACAACCCGATCCCCATAATCCACCTGCCGTATACCGTACCTGTTGGCAGGGCGATTGCCGAGGCCAGGTTGTTTATCTATGTCTATCCGTCAAACCCGATCGTTCTAGACGCGGCCTATTCCGATACCTTTTTTGTATTCGCGGATACCACATCCGGGAACCACGAACTGTGGTACGCTGCCGGGAACGTCAATCGTCCCATATGGCAGACGTTTCCCACGGCGTCTCCGTGGATTCATCGCGGTCGTTCGTCATACAACAGCGTCGTTTGGAACGAAAGCACGGCATGGTCCCCTACGCTGGCCTCGTTAGACGTATCCGGCGAGGTCGGGCCATCCGTGATTCTCACCTCCGAAGACAATCCCGGATCGTACTGCAATTTCGTTGGGTTCGATGTAACAGCTTTGATCAGGGACCATACGGTCTACGCCTTTCGCCTCTGCATGAAGACGGGAGACAGCACGGAGGCCGTCTGGATGGGCAATCCCGATGCTGAGATCAAGGCGAAGCGACCGTTCTTACTGGTGAAGACGATCCCGACCCCTTAGTCCAACGCGCGTAGCAGATGGAGGAACGCATGACGACTGAAAAGCGGGGCTGGAAAATCTCCAGAGAGATCAGGCTCGGCGAGCTCCTCACCATGCTGGTATTCGTCATCACGATGCTCGGCATCGTGCGAAAATCAGAGCTACGGGTCGTTGACCTTGAGGCGGCGACAAGGGCCAACTCAGAGTCTATATCGAGGCTGGCGGCCATTGTCGACCGGGACCATGACCTGATTGTGAAGCACGACGCGATGCAGGCGGTACGCTGATGCTCTGGGGCGGCCGCATTGTCGGGCCAGAAGATCCGATCTACGCCGACGCGGCGCAGGTCCACGGGCTAGACCTGGCGCTGGTGCTGGCGATTGCGGAGGTCGAGTCGAGCTACTGCCAGGCGGCACGCAACCCTGAGCCGCAGTACCGCTACCTCGTGGACGTGACGACGTGGCGACCATTCCGCGCGCTGACCGCGGCCGAAGGCGCGAGCGAATCGCCGCCGGCCGACTTCCCGGCTCCCCCTGGCGTCCCGCGCGATGAGGAGTGGCAGGGGCAGCAGGCGTCGTGGGGGCTCATGCAGGTGATGGGCGGCGTCGCGCGTGAGTTGATGCGCACGATCGCCGGCGGCCGGGCGCCGCTGTTTCTCGGCGAGCTGATCGCCGATCCGTCGCTCGCCGTGGATCTGAGCTGTCGCCACCTCAAGGCGAAGCTCGCGCGGTATGACGGCGACACGGCCAGCGGGATTGCAGCCTACAACGCGGGGTCGGCGGTCGTGCTGGCCGACGCCCAGGGCCGGAAGGTATTCGGCAATCAGGTGTACGTGGACAAAGTGACTGCCGCGCTCGCGCGACACGCGACGCGGATTGGAGGTGCGGCATGAACTGGCTCAACAACGGATCGAAAACGCTCGTGACGTGCGTGGGGATCGCCGCGGTCGCCGTGATGGCATGCTTCGAGGTGCTGTCGGCGGACCAGGCGCTCGGCACGATCGTCCTCATGGCCGGCGCTTATGCCGGCGCGAATCTGTACCAGAACGGGAAAGCGCCGGCGCCGCCGGCAGAACAGGAGAAGACGCCGTGAACATCGTTGACCGCCTCGGAGTGCTGCTGTGGGGGATCATCTCGCACGTCTACGAGATCCTGCCGAAGATCCTCGCCGCGCTCAAGCTGCTCGGATTCGACAAGTGGGAAGCGGAGATCCGCGCGGCGATCCACCGTGGCGGGCTCGCGATCGACGATTTCGTGGAGCAGCACGCCGTCAAGATCATCAGCATCGCGTGTCTGTTTGAGCGGATCGCGGGGCTGTTCGCCTCGAAAGCGGCGCTGTTGAGAGAGCTGCATGAGGAGGGCACCCGGCCGCGTGCGCCGGGCGAAGAGGATCTGTTCGACGAGGAGCGGGTGGCCTACTACCTCTGCGCCTTCGCCGCGCACGACGCTCAGATGGTCCAGTTGCAGGGGGCCGGCGAGGAAGTGACGCTCGCCCTGGCCGATGCCGCGGCAGTCGGCGTGCGGCCGGACGTTTCGCAGTCGCCGACGCTCGCGTAGCAAGCCGCGTCCGGGGCGCAATCTCCCGCCCTGGCGGCGCGGCAAGGGGGGCGGTTCGCGGCGGAGCCGCCCCCCGAAAAGATCGAGGGCCCCTCAGCGGTGGGGGCCCTCGTTGCGTTGGGGGGAGCCGCGACTACTGGTCGCGCTCGGAGAGGATCGATCGCCGCATTTTGCGGTACTCGCGGCGGATCAGATCGGGCAGCGCGTCGCGGCTGGCGGAAATCAACGTGGGCCCGCGATGGGCCAGCAGATCGCATACCTGAGTGGTGTCTCCGGACGGCAGCAGCTCGACCACGTACCCTCCGTCCGACGGGCACGTGAATCGCCGCGTCCTGCGCAGATCCGTCCAGTCCCGATACTCGATGATGACCCGGCCGACGTCGTCCACCGTCAGGCGCATTTTCGGCGGTCGCCCGCCGCCGCGATCCGTGCGCCGCGAGTTGGCCCGCTGCGCCGGGCTGCCCACGGATCCGCCCATTCGGCCAAATGCGGCGGCCGCGCGCGCCGTCACGTGATCGACGACGATCAGCCGCCAGCAGTCGTCAGCGTAGGCGGTGCGCAGCGCGGCCGTCGCCTCCGCCTCCGTCGCGCCGGACACCTCGATACTCTCGCCGTCGGCACGGTGCCACTGGTAGCGGCAGTCGCCGCGATCCTCTCCGTCGTCTACGATGTGCAGATGCACGCGGCCGCCGCTCTCCTGATCGATGATGCTGGCCTTAGTCTTCATGATCGTCTCTCCTTCTGCCGGCGTGGCCGGCGGTCGATATCTAGGCCTCGTCAGCGTGGCGGCTGCATGCGTACATGCTGCCGATCGAGCGCCAGGCCGCGCCGGCGCAGCCGCAGACCTCGCAGCGTCGCGTGGCCAGCATGGCCGGCATCGCCGGAGCAGCTGCGGAGGCCGCGCGCCGGGCTGCTTTCGCCGCGCGCGCCGGGGCCTTGCTCGCCTGTATTTCTTCCCACGCCCTGCGCCCGTCTTCCGCGATCTGCTCTGCCGTCCTCTGGTCCGCCATCTCTCCGCCTCCTGTCTCGCGCCCCCCGTCACCTACCACACCTATAGTATCGCCACGGATGGTATTTTGGTCAATGGAATAATGCGATTTATACGATATATATTGCTGCCGGCCACCAAAATCTGGCACGGCCGATGCTACCGGCCGGCAGCGGCGAGGCAGCGGCGCGGGAAAGCGCCCGCCCACGTCGCCCGCCACGAGCGCCGCAGGGGCCGGCGCTGCGTCGATGGCCAAACGGGGTCACGATCGCGCTGTGGGCATCGTCGTGTGTCCAGTAAAAGGAAACTCCGGCGATCCTATATTTCCAATTGCTGGACGCCCTGTCCGAAGCCCTCGACGGTCACGGCGCCGTCGGGGTAGAGCGTCAGACGGGTCAGGTAGGGCCGCAGTTCCCGGACGTCGTGGACGTCGGCCAAGGCGGCGCGGGCGGCGGCCAGCGCCTGGGCGAGAGGGACAGGCGCTACGGTGGCGCCCAGGGCGCGCACTGTGGCTCGGACGACGTCCCGGCGCTCCTGCACCTGCTGGATCCTCTGTACGACCAGCTCGGTGGAGCTGCCGGCGAGGCGCAGGTCGATCAGGGCCGTCTCCTGTCGGTCGAGCTCGGCGAGCTGGGCTTCGAGGGGGGCACGGTCGCGGGCGGCGGACAGAGCCTCGGCGTACTCGATCTCCACGGCGGCCTGGGCGGCGGCCTCGAGCTCGCCGGCATCGAGCAGGGTCCGCCACCAGGCGAGTACCGCCGCTTCGAGGGAAGAGACGAGCACCCGCGAGCGGTTGCTGCATGTGCCGTGGCGCCAGCCCTGGCAGACGTAGCGGGGTGCGCAGGTGCGGCGCTTCGCCTCGCTGCCGCGGTTGAAGGTTCCCTCGATCCAGCACCTCCGGCCGCAGCTGGCGCAGGTGACCAGTCCGGAGAGCGGGTAGGCTCGCGCCGGCGCCGACGGCCCGCGACGGCCAGGGGCGTAGCGGGCCCGGACCCGCGCCCACAGGTCGGGGGGAATGAACTGCTCGATGCGCCCGGGGACCTCCTGACCCGCTCGCCAGCGCTGGATCAGGCCACCATATGCCGCCCCGTAGAGGATCCGGCGGACTCCCGGACCACTCCAGGCGTCTCCGCGGCGTGGGGGGTGGCCAGCGCGGTTGAGGCGGCGGGCGATCTCGATCGGGGTCACGCCGGCATCGGCCCACTGGTATACACGCAGCACGTGGGGGGCGTGATCTGGGTGCGCGATGAGCTCGCGGCCGCCGGCGCCCTGACGACTCTGGTAACCGTAGGGCGGCGGCCACATCCAGTAGCCCTGGGCCGTTCGCGCCTCGAGGCTGCGCTTCACCGCGCGCGACAGCTTCGTCACGTACTCGGCGGCGCCGGCGGCCTTCAGCGACAGCATCACCTGACCAGTGAGGGTGGCGAGGTCCAGCTCGCCGTCCTTCGTGTCGGCGATCCCGATCCCGCGGCGATGCAACTGCAGGGCTTCGATCAGGCCGTCAGCCCAATCTCTCGACCATCGGTCGAGATCCCAGACGACGACCACCCCGCCGTGGGGGAGGCCGCCTGCCTCGATCCATTTCAGGAGGCGGTCCCAGCCCTCGCGGGCGTCGCGGCCCTTGCGGCCGGAGACGCCGTCGTCGCGCTCCTCATGGATGATGCGCAGGCCAGCGCCGGCGGCGAACCTGCGGCAGGCCTCGACCTGCTGCGGGATGCTCGCGGCCTGGGCCTCTTTCTTCGTGGAGACCCGGGCGTAGATGGCGCAGGGGCGAATCAATGCGGCCTCGGCAAGTCTGGCAGGGGCTCGATGGGCTCATAGCCTCCAGGTGGGCGGCCATGTTTTCCAGTCGCCCCGATCGCCGCTCCAAATCCGATGACCATCCCGGACGGCTTGGAGCTGTAGCCGATCTGAATCGCGGAACTCGGGGAGACTCTTGCGAGCAGGCCTCCGGTCAGCTGCAAGTTGAACGAGTCTCCGGCGCCGATCCAGTACTGACCATTGGTGCCGAGAATGTGCATTGGGTCGTAGCGTTGCTGGTACTTGTTGATGGCCGAGTAGCCGACGCCTGAGTAAACGACGACCGAGGAGCCGAGGCCAAATGAAGGACCGATCGCACCCGAGATGGCTCTTTCTACGTTGTCGCGCACGGGGTCTCCCCACGAGTCGGATAGCTGGGAACTGATGTTGTCGTAATAGTCCTTCGACCGCCAGGAGAAGAGCAGCTGCGCGAAAAGCCCTATGCTGCCAGAGTTCACGTGTGCAGCGGATAATCCGACCCACTGCGAGGCTTGGGGGTTCATGCAGAAGCAGATGTAATCGACGCGTCCCCTCTTCGCCTCGGCCGCCGCGGCTCGATCTGCCCCGGTGAGGGGGATTGCGCACAGGGCGAGACAAACCACGATCGCGGATCTCATGTTCACCCTCCTGAGTGGTCACTCGTTTATGGTCGTCCCGCGACTCCAGCGTTCCCCCAGCGGCGCCACGTCATGTCCGCCGGGGTGCACCAGTAGATGCCCCCATCCTCGGATAACGCATAGAACATCTTCTCGGCCTTGTAGCCTTGGCGGTCCACCTGGTCGAGCCAGAAGGAAACGAACCGGACGGTGGGAGTCTCAGCAGCCGCCGGCCTGATCATTCGGGCCGAGGCCGCCAGCATGAGCACTCCCAGACACACCAGCAAGAAGTTCCGCACCTTGGTCGTCATGGCTACCCCCCGAAATTGTAGACTCGGCGGCTGCGCCCTCCACCCCTTCTGGCTGAGCATTATTCTCTCGCTCTCCGCGTCCACTCTCCATCTTCGCCAGCGACTCATCCATCGCCCGCAGTTGCTCGACCAATGACAGTAGCAGATCCAGCGTAGCGCGATCCACGGCAGACCCCCCTGAAGCATCGGTTGTTAAGCGGGGGCGGATCCATCCGGGGAGAGCGGTCATGGGCGAGACGACCGCTCAGGTGCAGTTCCCTCTGAGCCGTAGCAAGCGCTCTTCTATCGACCTCACGAGTTGGAGTACTTCGTCCAGTGCGGCGCGGGCCTCTTCATCGCCAGCCTGGACCCCAGCGGGGGGGGTGCCCTCCATCCTCTGACGCCACTCCCTAAGGCAGCCGGAAAACTGGGGGACGTGGGTATCGAGAGCGAGGATGAAGCCCTCGGACATGCGCTCCGGACGACGGAGGTTCTGGCTGACGGTCGAAAAAGACAGGCCACCCAGCAGGTGGCCGAAGGCTTCTTGGTTCATCCGCTTGGATTCGTAGAACTCCCGGGCCCGGGCTGCCAGGGCCTCCTGGTACTGGATTGCCGCCTCGGTCCTGCCGCCAGCCCTTTTCATATTGTATAGACTAGCACGCCCCTGCGGGCATGACACAAAAAAATGCCTGCGGGGTGAAGATTTCTCTTTACATTGCGTGCACGGTGCCGATAATTCGCTGAATCGTGCAGGCAAGGAAGAGAGAGCAGGCATGGAACACCCACTGAAAAAGGCGCGCACGCAAAGGGGCTTGAGCCAGGGGAGGCTGAGCGAACTGTCCGGCATAGGCACGGCGGCCATCAGCCACATCGAGAACCGCCGACGCCGCGGGCGGCCCGAGACCCTGCAGAAACTCGCTCTGCCCCTGGGGCTCAGGGACTGGCGAAAGCTCCAGGAGGACTGAATGCGCCCCGCTGACGTCCTGATCCCGATGATCACCGCCCGCCTGCGCGAGCTGCGCCGGCAGGGGCTTGTCGAGACGGAAGGGGGGCAGAGCACAGCGGTCGGCAAGCGGCGCCGGACCTCCCGCCGAGTCGACCGTCAAGAGATCCGCAGGTCTCGGGCTCTGCCCTCCGTTCTCAAGGGGGCTTCCAATGCCGAATAAGCCGAGCGCCCTGGAGCACGCCTGCTGCACCGTTTCCTCGCCAAAGGCAGAGTGGGTCGGCCCGATTTCCCACCAGCCCTTGCTGGCCGCCGAACCGCCCCCTGATCCCGCCAAGCGGGGGGGCGTCATCATCGACTTCTCGCGCTTCTTCTCCGTCGACTCGCTATGGGACGGTCAGGACCAGAGCCCGCCCGCCCACGTTGCAGGAGGGTCCCCTGACCGTCCCTCGGACGCCCCGGTGGAAGACGACGGCCAGAAGGAAGACATCGTCCTGAAGGCAGGGACCACTTTCTGCCTGCTGGTCGTGGGGGCCGTCTCCGGTTTCGCGCTGAGATCGTTCCTCGGCTCCATCGTGCACTGGCTGGCCCCGCTATTCAGGGGGGCCGGGCAGTGACCATCGCATCGACCCGCGCGTCGCACACCCCCCTCCTGGCTGGCATCGCCCGCCACGCCGGCAGGTCGCGGCGCGCGTTCTTCCGACCGGGGGGGTGGGTGAGGCGCAAGACGTCCGGCGGATCTGAGGCGCAGTCCGCCCCCGCCCCCCTGACATGCCTGCGGGCACGATCTGCGCAGACGCCAAATCGGCGTAAACCCTTTCTCGCAAACAATCTCTGGCGAGGGGGGGCGGCGTGAACGAGTTCGACCAGGGCATTATGCGGGACGTCGCGCGTCAGGTCTTCCACGAGGAAGTGGCGAAGGCCCGCGCCGCCCGCCAGGCCGGGGGGGCGGCGCCGGTCGCTCCTCCGGCCGCCTCCGATCCTCCCCCCTACCAGCCGGCCCCGCCGCCATCGGACGGCCTGCCCGCCTCGGCCGTCACGGTCTGCCTGAGCTGCGGCCAGTCGAAGGCGCGCTCCGAGTTCTCCGATCCGATCACCTGGGCCCGCGGCCTCTGCCGTGCCTGCCAGGATCGGGGATCCGCGCCCTACATCAACGACGCCGCTCCCGGCGCCGGTGAGCCGCAGACGCCAGAGTGGGAGTCGGCCCGCATCCTCATTCCGCAGCTGACCCGAGCCGTCTTCGCGCTGCGGCAGCGCCTGGAGCGCGCCATCGCCGCCTTCGACCACGCGGAGATCCTGTTCATCCGCGAACTGGTCAGATCCCTAGAGCAGGACAAGGAGGAGGCCAAGTGAGCGAGGTGCATTCGATCAGCCTGGAGACGCTCGCCGGGGGGGCGCTCGCGGAGATGTTCGAGCACGAGCTGGCGCGGGTGCTGGCGAACATCGCCAACCCGAACACGCCGTCAACGGCCGCGCGCGAGATCGTCGTCAAGGTCCGGATCAAGCCGAACGAGAACCGCGACATCGGCCAGATCACGGCCACCTGCTTCGCGAACCTGCCGCGGAATCTCCCGGCCGTCACCCAGGCCTACCTCGGGATGAACGAGGGGGTCTTGATGGCGGTTGAGGCTGATCCGCGCCAGCCCGGCCTCTTCGGAGAGCCGTCGGGCAAGGTGCACCACCTCGAGACCAGGAGGAGTTAACCCATGCTGGATGCCAGCGCAGTCAAGGAGTTGGCCGCTCAGTCGGCGCGGCCCCACATCGCGAAGGTAGGCGGGATCGAGTACGCCTTCGTCCCCAGTGGGGACGGGAAGTGGCAGCTGGCGACCGGCGTTTCGATTCGCCCCCTGGGCCCGGATCCGCTCAATTTCCGCACTCTCACTGGATTGGCCGACTACCTCAAAGCGGACAACGACGATCTGCGCGGTCCGGAGAAGCTGGCCCTGCATGTCTGTGACCACCAGGTGGTCAGGCTGGTCGGATCGCTCGGAGTGGATGCCTTTTCCAGCAGACATACCTACGCCGTGGCGACCGTGGGACTCTCGTCGTTCGGGTTCGGCCACTTTTTGGAGCAGGAGATCTTCCAGATCGCCCTGCAGACGCAGTTCGTCGACACGCCCGAGCGCGAGGAGCTGCTGAAGTTCATCGCCAGCGTGAAGAGCGGGCCGGCACGCGAGGTAGTCGACGACCGGGTCGCCCAGATGGTGACCACTCGTCGTGGCGTTCAGATGTCGGCAGCCACGCCCGTTCCCAGCCCGATCAACCTGCGGCCGTTCCGCACCTTTCGCGACGTCGACCAGCCGGTCAGTCCGTTCGTCTTCCGCGCCCGGGGGGGCGGCGATGACGAGACGCCCGAGTTCGCCCTGTTCGCGGCCGACGGCGACGTCTGGACCCTGAACGCGATCGCGTCCATCGCAGCCAAGCTGAAGGAACTTGCCCCGGAGGTCCAGGTCCTGGCCTGACCGGGGGGGATTGTCTCGGCCCGGGGTCGGCGGAAGGCGGTGTTGCGGTGCACCGCCGACCACTCCCGGCCTCGGGCCCTCACCGCACCACCGCAAGGGGAGGTTGTTCGTCATGGGAGAGACCGCGCCAACCTACAAAACCGGGGACATCGGCCAGCGCCTTTTGCCAGCTCCAGTCATGGCCCGCCGGAGAGAGACCGACGCCAAGGCCCGCCTGCGCGAGGCCACCTCGGCTCTGGACGCATCGCGAGGGATTCACTTCCGCATTCAGCGCGCGATTCGTGCCGCTGAGATCACCACGGGAGAGAGCGACATCCAGTCGATCGAGGGCCACGTCGAGGCGGCGATTATCTGCCTGCAAGACGTGGCTAAAGCGGCGAGAGAGGCCCGTGGGGGCAGCCAGGCGGTGTTGGCATGACAAAGAGCACTCTCGTACGCGTCGACCTGTGCGTCGACAGCCCGACCAACCCGCGCCGAGAGACCAACGACGCTGCCCTGGACGAGCTCACCGAGAGCATCCGCCAGCACGGCATCCTGCAGCCGATCATCGTGCGGGCGGCACGAGACAGCGATTGCTATGAGGTCGTCTGTGGCAGCCGCCGCGTGCGCGCCGCTCGGGCAGCTGGCCTCGAGGAGATCCCGGCCACCTTCCGCACCGATCTGACCGACGAGCAGGCCCGGGTCATCCAGATCGAGGAGAACGTCCAGCGCGAGGACCTCAGCCCGATCGACGAGGCCGAGGGATACCAGCAGCTGATCAACCTGGGCCGATCCGTTGAGGAGATCTCCGCCAACACGCACAAGAGCAAGGCGACCATCTACGGCCGCCTGCATCTGCTCAACCTGCCCGAGGCGGCCGTGGGGGCGATGCGCTCCGGAGAGCTGGCTCCGTCGATCGCCACCCTGATCGGCCGGATCCCCGTGATGGAGCTGCGCACGCTGGCCACCGAAGAGATCCTCGATGGGAAGTACGGCGACGGCATGATGACCTACGCCGAGGCGAAGGACCTGATCCGCGACAGGTACATGAACTCGCTGGTGAAGGCCCCCTTCGACCCGGCAAACAGTGACCTGCTGCCCGACGTGGGGGCGTGCGTCCACTGTCCGAACCGCACCGGGACCAACGAGAGCCTGTTCGGAGACCTGCTTTCCGACGAGCACACCGGACCTGACGTATGCGTCAACCCGCCTTGCTACGCCAGGAAGAAGGCGGCTCACGCCGAGACCGAGTTGATCAACGCGCGGATGGAGGGCCTGAAGGTCCTGCCGGAAAAGCAGAGCGCCAAGGTCTTCGTGCACGGAGGCGGCACC